TCATTTTTTTACTGAGTTTTGTATTAATTGGCATAACCACGCTAGGAAATATACTAACGAGATTATTGCCGTAATTACAGAAGACAATTTTACAACTCTAGATTTCCAAACATTATCAGGGTTATACTTAGATTCTCTCCAGAACTTTTCTATCTGAGATTCACCAGACTCAGATAGTTCTATTCTATGGGAGTACTTTGTTGTATAACCCAATTCTTCTACTACGTGAATTGGACTCAGCCATTTTTGATTGCAGCATTCTTTGTCCGCTTCCTCTAAATCAGCAGAGCCTAGATTTGCTTTCTCATTTAATATAGAAAGAATCTTCTCTTCCTTCTTTGTCCGCTCTTTCTTATATTTCAGCAGCACATACAGCTTCTGTTCGTTAGTTATCTTTGCCATTTTATTTTTCTAGTTAGGAAAATATTTTTTCCTAGTTGGGAAATTATTTTTCTCCCTTGTAATTCTTTAATATTTCGTCAGCTTCATACTCGGACTTTGATTTTGCTGCTTTCAATTTTTGCTCCAGTTCTTGTTGCTTACGTTGTAAGGCTAATATCTTATCCTTATATGGCTTGACTCTCATCATATACTTCCAAGCCGATTCCCCTTCATTTCGTTTGATACCAGTTATTTTCTCCCATTTCTGTGCAAACTCCTCGTTAGTTTCTTTCGCAATCTCGGAAAGCCCAGACGAAATTTTCTTATGCAGATTAACAAATTTCCAATAATCATCAGACAACATTTTGCGTATTCTTTGGTCTTGAACTCTCGATGCAAATTGACTAGCATCCTCACCGTCTTTCTTCTTTAGCAAAGGAAAAGCATATACTTTTTCTTTAAGGATTGGTATAGCTTTTTGTGAACTTTCCTTTTCCAACAACATTCTATTTTGCAAATAGCTATCTTTAAAGAAAACATGACCTCCATTCTTTACAACATCTTGAAAGTATAAATCAGTACTATCCAAAATTCCATCAGGATAATATTGTGGCTTTGTTATACCATCCTCTATAAAGAATAGCGTAATGAAACTTTTCTTATCGCCCTTCCTAACGCCCACCCTATAAATAGGTTTGTCTCCAAACAAAGAACACAAACACTTAGACACAACTACATAACCTGAGATTCCTTCCCTGTCTATATACATACCATAAAAATATTTACCGAAGCAAGCATCATAAATACTTGAAATTCGTATAGGATTTGACACATCAAAACCAAAACGTCCAACAGAATTGGTACATCTGCCAAAATCCTGCTTATTCGGTGCTGGAATTGAGTGAGGTTCGCTATTCTTTATATGTTCTAGCATTTCTTTTGCCTTCTTATCGCTTAACTCACGATTCACGCTTATTATTCTCTGGATAAATATTACAGCAATAATAACCAAAAGCAACATTATACCAATAAATACTTCCATTACATTACCCCCATTCTTTTATGAACCAATACTAAATCATTTCCTTTCATTGCCACTAATATCCAGTTCAGTATCGTACCAAAGATACAACCTAATATCCAATGACCATCATGCTGCCAAAAAGTATGCCATAAATAGAACGTTCCAAAAGCAAAGCCAAGCATATATAGGAAAAAGGAACTATAAACATCTATCTGTCTCAACCTGATGAAATAATAAGGGAAGAACGTTATCGACTTATCAAACAAGGTTGATACCACCATAAATGGTAATGTTCCAATCATCAACAACACTATATAAAGAACATCAATGGTAATAGCCCACTTCACAGACAAGAGGACTATCGCATCACATACCGCTAAAATGAACAACGTGTATAAATTAGTTATAATCAGTTTCATATCTACCACATTTTTATAATTAAACATTCGTGTTAACCTACATTTGCTTTTCTCATGCCACCACCTAAGATAGAAAGTAGCTGGTCGTAGCGTTTCTCCAGTTCCTCGTACTTAGCCTTCCAGACAGAATCATCCTGATGAGACTCTTCTATCTTAGGTTCTTCACGATGAGTAGTCTCAGCTACCATATAAGATGAATCATCTGCATCTTGGTTGCTATACATAGTACCTACCCCACGCATCAACCATTCAGCAGACACGTCAGGATAAGCTACAAGAACCTTGGCAACAACGTTTGCAGACAAAGTACGCTCACCCTTCAACTGAGTATTAAGGGTAGTTTGAGACATATCAACTAACTTTGATAGAGCATTAACCGATACTTGCTTATCCTCTAAAACTAGCATAATTCGCTGATAAATAGTTACTTCCATACATTTTACATTTATAAATCATACTTAATTATTCATAATCGGTTAATAATTTCTTGCTAAAAATTTGGCGAATTAGCAAGAAATGACTACCTTTGCACTCGTAAACAACAAGTTGCTTAATTATTAGAAGCAAAAGTACAATAAAAAATTAAGATATGCAAGCAAAAAAGATAAAAATTATCAAAGTTTCGCCCGAAGGACGTAAAAAACTTGCTGAGCGATATGGATGCCGAAGGGAAACCATCTACAACGCTCTAGGTTTTAGAAGTCAGAGCAAGCAAGCCGAAGACATCAGGAATGATGCCCTGAATGAGTTCGGAGGTGTTAAGGCTGATAAGGTCGTGTTCTATTAGGAAGGAGGTGAATATGATTAAGAGATTGTTCAGAAAGCACCTGAGAAGAGACTTGGTGACATATTATGGAGCCTCACATCCACAATTTGAAGAGATATTCAACTGGGTATATGAAGCTCCAATCTTAGAGTGGGGAATCAGAATGGACTGCATTCACAAAACAATAAAGTGGCTTGATGTAAAAGATGGCTATAAGCAAAGAGGCGAAATAGACCATATAATACAACTTGACAAAGCAAAAGAACTACTCTTGTTTCTCAGCAAGTAAGAACACATGAACAAATGTCGTTGTTCCACGAATATCAACGATATTACTTGAAGAGGATGAAGCTATTTGCTTAACAACATAATTGTCTCTTTTCAACTTCTTGATTTCCTCATCAAGGTCAAGTTCTACGAGAACACCTTTCTCGTTTACTTTAGAATGTAGATGTACGATTTTCTGTTTCATACGAAATTGAATTAAGTTAAAATAAAAATTTGTCACCTGCAAAGGTACAAAATAAAAACTACAATCGGGCAACGGTAGATATAATAATGTATAAAATGAAAATTTGTCACTTTCTGTTTCATACACTACCGCCCGATTAAAAAAATGGAGGAATCCTATGAATGAAATTTCAACTATTGTAGATGGTGACCGAATGACATCACTACAGATTGCAGAAATTACTGGCAAGGCTCACAAAGATATAATGAGAGCCATCCGAAATATGGAGCCAGCTTGGGAAAAGGTGCAAGAGCGCAAATTTGCGCTGATGCAAGAAGAGATTGAAATTAGTAATGGTGGTCACAAGATGAGACCTTACTTCTCTCTCAACAAGGAAGAATGTCTCTACATCGCCACCAAGTTCAACGATGAAGCGAGAGCCAAGTTGATTAAACGATGGAAGGAACTGGAGGAGCAACACCAAAAGCCATCCGTCCCTCAGAACTATCTCGAAGCTCTCAAATCTCTGGTCAAGGCTGAGGAAGAGAAACAGCAGCTAGCTTTGGAAAATAAGAAGCAGCAGGAACAAATCCTCACTATCAGCAAGACGAACATGGAACTCGGCAACAAGATTACCGAAATGCTGCCAAAGGTTAGCTACTACGATAAAATCTTGCAGAGTAATGCCACTATGACCGTTACTCAGATTGCTCAGGACTACGGAATGAGTGCCATGAGGTTAAACAAGGAGTTGGAGTCTATGAGAATCCAACACAAGGTTAGAGGTCAATGGATATTGTTTGCCCAATTCCTCGAAGGTGGATATGTTCACAGCAGAGCAGTAGAAATCATCCGCAAGGATGGTCAGCACGATGTGAAGTACAACACCGAGTGGACAACGAAAGGAAGAATCTTCCTATATGAATCACTCAAAGCGAAGGGCATTCTCCCCTTAATAGAGCAGGAGAACACTCCCAGCGATAAGGGCACTGGTAGAACAGAGCCAGCCAAGGCAGCTAGTGTCAGTCAACAAACCATCAAATTCAACTGATATGATAGACAAAGAGATTAAGGAGCAGCTAGACCGCATAGAGCAGTATTCGCTCATAGCTGCAAAGAATGTGCTCAACATTAATGAAGCTGCAATCATTCTTGGCATGACGGTTAGAGGAGTGAGAGAGAACGTCAGGAACCGCATCATTCCTTGCTATAAACCAAACGTCAACCGACTCTACTTTAAGAAGAGCGAGTTGGAAGAGTGGATGACTCAGAATCGCAGAAAGAGCATGGCAGAGTTGAAATCAGAGGCAGCAGCCTATTGTTTTACCCATTAAACAGATAAACTTATGATAGCAGATGTAATGTTGGTAGCTAGCGTAATCACTATCGCTGTTGCCGTTAAGGAAATTCGCTCCTACTTCAATGAGGTAGGCAAGTAAGATATATGGAGATTGAACCTCACAAGAATAGTTAAGTATTAAGTTGTTAGTGTGTTAAGTCTTATAATATTTCAGTCATTGAAAACAGCAGAGGTTTTTTGGAGTTTGCTACTCCCAGTCTCCACAATAACTTTGTCGTTATAATTTTACATGTTTTAAGTTTTTACCCAGCGCAAGTAACTCAGTTGGTAGAGTATGAAGGTTTATGAGCCTTCGAGGTCGTGGGTTCGAGTCCCACCTTGCGCCCCATATAGCCCGATTCCAAGGCTTTATATCGGATAGGATAAACCTTCCTAGAGAGGTACACGTACCCAAAAGGAGCATCATTAACCACAGATGGTGCTTAGACGTGGAAGTGGCAAGCGAGTACATACACCTACTGGGTGGAATTTGGAAAAACTTGGAGTTCACTTGTGAAGAAGCAGACCTGATGCCGTGACCCTTATATAATAAGGTAGCATCTAAAGGTAGGAGCGCACAACTACAAATCGGTTCTAATGCAGCCAGCACGCTTTCTTTTTTCTATTCGGTTTAATAGTTATAATTGGTTATTTTATAGAAATCAGATATATCACAATATGTGCGATTACTAGTACTGGGAGTCCTAAGCCTCCATAAATGCAGAAGGGAACCAAGGAGCGATTCAGCATCCGGCAAGATTGTATAGATGTCGCTCCACGGAGGTGGCTGTTTTCTCATTACATTTAGCAGCCCCTCCTTTATTAAGGAAATTGCAAATATTGACATATTAGTGTGTTTCATACAGATTACATTTGCGATGCGGTAGCGACCGCTCAGGTTAAACTAAAATAAAAAAACTCTCTTCCCCACCATTCGTGAGAATCGTGGGGCTTTTAATTTGAACATTTAAACCATACAATATGAGATATAAAGCAAATAGTTGTCACGATTGTCTCTTCTCGACCATGTGTGACAACCCGAATAAGAACCCAGATGGTGGCTACAAATGCAGCCGCTATGAATGGAAATATCAATAACAACTTAATACATAAAAGATATGAAAGAACTTATCGCAATTCAGTCAGAACTGAAAGCCCCGAAGAGTCAGTTCAACAAATTCGGTGGCTATAAGTATCGCAAGGCTGAGGACATCTTAGAAGCTGTCAAGCCTTTGCTCAACAAGCAGAAATGCACGCTAACCATTACAGATGATATTGTGATGGTAGGCAACCGCATTTATGTTAAGGCAACCGCCACTATCAAGAACGAGAAGGGCGAGTGTGAAACAACCAATGGTTGGGCTAGAGAAGAGGAAAGCAAGAAAGGTATGGATGGCAGTCAGATTACTGGAGCATCCTCCTCTTACGCCCGAAAGTATGCTCTCAACGGTCTCTTTGCCATTGATGATAATCAGGATTCAGATGCCGCCAACGAAGTACAGCATCAGGAAGCGCAGCAACAGACACAGACTCAGCAGCCAGCCGCCCAGCAGCCAGCTACATCACCGTTTCACCCGAATAACCTGAACGAAGGATTGGTTTACCTGAGCAGATGTGTCACAAAAGACAATCTGATATGGGTAGTTCAGACATACAAGCCGCTCACCGTCAACCCTCAGTTTATGCAAGCAGTATCAGCTAAGAAGAAAGAATTAGGATTACAATAATATGACAGAAACAACAAAGAAAATCAGCCTGAATGTGCCAAATGTCACATTCATAGAAGAGACACACCAGTACTTCATCGGCAAGAAGGAGCTGAAAGGAGTAACGGGAACGCTCATCAAGAAAGCCTTCCCCGACACCTACAAGAATATTCCCGAGTCGGTATTGATGAAGGCAGCAGAGCGAGGAAGTCTTATCCACAACACGTTTGAAACCTTCTGTTCCATATTCGATGCCGACATCAAGCAGTACCCGAATCCTACGGAAGAGCTTCAAGCCTTCCATAGTATGTTAGTCGCATACGATTTACACTATGTAGCATCCGAGTATCTTGTTACAGATGGTGAGAACTTTGCATCTGCCATTGATGGAATCTTTGCCGACAGCGAAGGCAACATCTATCTGGTAGACTACAAGACTACCGCCACCCTCCACTACGACAATGTATCGCTCCAGCTATCCATCTATGCAAGATGGTTCGAGGAGCAGAATCCTGACTTGAAGGTGAAGGAGATTGTTTGTATGTGGTTAAAGAACGGACAGAGCAAGTTCCAGCCGCTACCTAGGGTAGCAGATTATCAGATTGACGATTTAATCAACGCTTATCTCGCTGATGATACAGACTATCAGTATAAGGTGGAAGTTCCTGAGCAGTTCTCAGCACTAGAGCAGGAGTACAGATTGATAACCGCTCGTATGGATGCCCTGAAAATCAAGCAGGATGATTTGAAGGAGCAGATGATGAAGATGATGGAAGCCAACAAGCAGAAATCCATCAAGACCAACATCGGTTCTTACTCTTATGTGGCAGCTACCACCAAGAAAACCTTCGACACGAAGCTGTTCAAAGACACGGAGCCAGAACACTACGAGTACTATCTGAAAGAAACGACCACCAAGCCGTCAATAAGAATCAAACTTAATTAAGTATAGATATGAACGTAAAGTTTACAGGCAAGATTATTGCAGCAGGGCAAGTTCAAATGGGAACTTCCCAAAACGGAACCCAATGGAGTTCTTGTGAATACACTATCGAAGAGTTGAACGAGCAGTACCCTTCAAGAGCCGTTATCCAAGTTTATGGTTCAGACAAGATTCAGCAGTTCGGCATTCAGTTAGGAGAAATCATCACCGCCCACATCGGATTGAAGGCACGCCAGTCTAAGGAAGGACGTTGGTTCAATCAGTTGGATTGTTGGAAGGTGGAGCGACCAAATGACCAGCCGCAAGGTCAGGTTGTCCAGAGTCAGGTTGGCGCAGCACCTCAGCCAGTTGGTGGGTATTACCAACCACAGCAACAGCCAATACCTCTGAGCCAGCCACAGCAGTTTCCCCCTCAGGGAAATGCAAGCGGTCAACCTATTCAGCAGAACGCTCAATATGCAGGTGGTCAGCAGCAGGGTCTTCCCTTCCCTGCCCCAAATCAATAATATATAAGGTATGGAAATCCATCTAGTAAGAACCTCCACTGGTCTTCGCCCCTACACGGATGATGATTACGAGGAAATGAAAAAGATAAAGGTTGGTTCCATCGTCAAGGCAAACATAGTTCGACCAAGGAACATCAAGTTTCATCGCAAGTTCTTCTCCCTTATCAGAGCAGCATGGGATTGTCTAACCGAGCAGCAGCGCACAAACCTACGTTCTATAGACACTTTCCGTGAGCAGCTTCTGATAACATCAGGATTCAGCGAACCGCTTTACGACCTCAACGGACAGAAGTTCTTGGAGAGAGCCAAGTCTATCTCCTTCGCAAGGATGGATGAGCCAGCCTTTAATGAAGTATATAGTAGAGTCTTAGACACCATCCTCACGATACTCTATGCAGATGGTGTTACAGAAGACGAATTTAATAAAATTTTACAAAATTATAGTTGATATGACACGTAGAAACGACAAGCGCAACAATAGACGTAATCGTCAGCGCAACAACACCCCAGAGTTACCACCATTTGCACAGATGCTTTTCGGAGCAATCGTTGGCAAAGGTGTAGACATGATTGCCAAGAAGATGGCAGAGATTGCCGAGGAAGAGACTCCTGATATTCATGCAGAAGGAATCAGTAATCAGGACGTTACCAACATCAATAACGGAAAGGCAACCTTATCTAAGTTGCGCATTCCTGCTGATGGTTCGGCAGTAGAGTACCCTATCCCTGATAACCTCCAGTTCTTCTTCGCTGAGGATGGTAAGTTGATGGTTCGTCAGAAGATTGAAGGAGACGAGAATCCTACTGATGCAGGGGAAGGAAAGCCTATCACTTATGATGATATTTGCGATAAGTTTTTCTTGAACAAGAGAACATACTGGCTTGATAATAAGAAAATCAACAATATATATTCAGATGAAAATAACTATAACGACTTAAACAACTGCACTAGCATGGCTCAGGCAAAACGTGTAGCTGCTTTCATCAAGTTGCAGAACATCGCCAAGTTTCTCAATGGTGACTGGAAACCGAACTTCGACAGAGACGATGAAAAATGGAATATCAATAAAGATGGTGATACATTTATCGAAATGTACACAAGAAAATTGAACAAAGCGAGTGTTTACTTCAAGTCGCAAGAACTTACAAAGGAAGCCATCCGCTTGATGGGTGAAGATTCTCTCAACGACCTTTTCTCAACCGACTGGTAATGGCAAGCTACGCTGAAATCAAAGCTAAGCTAGAGCAGGAAGGCAAGAAGATACGCAAGCGTTCATCCTATGATGAGCACAACTTGCAAGCCGCAGAGGTCAGGTATATCCGTGGGGTATATCCTGACCTTGAAGGTGTCTTCTTTGCCGTTCCGAATGGTGGCAAGCGAACCTCCCGACAAGCCGCATGGCTCAAAGAAGAAGGTATGAAGGCAGGAGTATCTGATATGCTGCTCCTGAAGCGCACCTCCCAGTACGGTTTCCTCTGCATAGAAAACAAAACACCGAAAGGTAGGCAGGAACCCGAACAGAAGGTATTCCAGTATGAAGTAGAACGACATGGTGGCAAGTACATCATTGTCCGCTCTTTAGATGAATTTATCCAAGCAATCGACAATTATTTAAATGGTGAACTATGAATGGCTACAATAATTTTTCATACGAAGAAGTTGTAAATTGGACGAAAGAATTATTTAAAAGAGAAATTGGAGTAGATGAAGTAATCAAAAGTATTATTTCATTCCTTGAATCCAAAGGCTATAAGGTAACCGCTCCTCCAAAGGAAATCAAAGACGAATATACCTTTGAACGAGCATGGAACTTGTACGACAAGAAGGTAGGCTGCAAAGCCAAACTCGAAAAGAAGTGGAACTCCATGAGCCAGAAAGACCGCAAGGCAGCTATAGAGTATATTCCTCTCTATGTAATCGCCCAACCAGACAAGCAGTTCAGGAAGAACTTCCAAACCTTCCTCAACCAGCGAGGATGGGAAGACGAACTCATCGGAGCAACACCACCGCCAGCAGCCGTTAACGAGAACCCTTCCGAAATTAGCCAACTCATCGCAAAGACGAAGGCTGAGCAGAACGTGACAAATGCGGACAAGGACAACGTTTTCAAGACACGCATCATAGGTATGATAGAGCTTCTGCAAAAGAATCCTCATAGCCTATGCAAAAAGCAGTTGGAGATATATCGTGATAACGGAACCTTGGAACGCTTGGGCATCCAATGGAATCAATAAACCACAAATCTGTTTACCAAAATGATAGCAATCAGTAAGTACAACAAGCAGCATCCTCTCAGAGTCTTTGAGGCATTCGCTGGCTATGGCAGTCAGAGCCTAGCCTTCAAGTACCTCAAAGATAAGCATCCTGAGTTCGACTTTAAGGTTGTGGGCTACTCAGAGATAGAACCATCAGCCATCCAAGCCTACGGACTTCTGCACGGAAGAGACATACCTAACTTCGGAGACGTGACAAGGATAGACTGGAATGAGGTTCCCGACTTCGACTTCATATCATGGTCTTCACCATGCCAAGATTTCTCCAATGCAGGACTTCGCAAAGGAGCAGAGGAAGGCAGCGGCACACGCTCATCCCTTATCTTTCAGGAGAAAAGAATGCTGGCAGTCAAGAAACCAAAGTACGTTATGCTAGAGAACGTGAAAGGTCTACTCACAGATAAGATGAGGAAGTACTTCTTCCAGTACCTCAAAGACCTCGACTCCTTCGGTTACACCTCCTTCTACAAGTTACTGGACGCAAAAGATTATGGTGTACCTCAACATCGTGAACGTATCTTCGTTATCTCCATACTCAGAACAGAGGACGAGCCGAACCCAGAGTATCACTTCCCTTCGCCTATCAAGTTAGAGACAACGGTTGAGGACATCTTGGAAGACAACGTATCTCCCGAATATTTCCTATCCCAGCCCCTTCTCGAAAAGTATCTCACAAAAGCTGACATCAATGAACCAATCGAAAAACTCTACCCCGAAGATAGCAATACCGAAAACTGCTGATGGATGCTCCCCAACCATCACATCATCATTTGGTGCAGGAATCAGCATAGCCAATCTTCTTGGTGTTGACCATTTCCCTAAGGGGGGGGGGCTGATAATCAAAAAGTTACAAGCAGAAAACTCCTCATCAACTCAGACGTAGATGGTTTAAGTAGAACCATCCGTACAAGTTATTATAAGGCTGGTTTTGCTAACTATATACATAACGATGGCAGAGCAGCCAACGCAGTTTTAATCATCAAGAAATTATAATGTGCGACAAAATTATAAAGCTAGCAAACCTCCAAATCAAGGGCAGAATCGAGCAGCAGACCAGAGTCTACTCCACCAAGGGAATCTCTCCTACTCTCAATTCTGCTATGGGTCACGGAGGTAACTGCATCCCACTATTCTTAATCGTCAAAGAGATATGACATTCGTAACCATAATGAACAAAGAAATCATTCACACCGCACCAAACGGAAAGAAATACTCCATCCAAATCAGGAAGTACACTCCAAGAGATTGTTTCCGACTGATGGGAGTACACGAAGCTGACATAGACAAACTCCTGAGCAAGGAGAAGTCTGGTCAACTCATCATCTGCAAAAGCAAACTCTATGCCCTAGCAGGAAATTCAATAGTAACCAACTGCCTGACCGCCATGTTCGAGGAACTGATATTCCCTTCAGGGAATCACTACCACGACAAGACTGGTCAGCTATCACTCTTCTAGCTTATGGATATTTTTGGATATATCAAGGTAGGCAAGCGCATCAGCAAAGCGCACAAAGCCATGTTTACCCACAAGACCATGGTAATATGGTACAAAGGCAACCCAATCATCGGAACCATGATAGATGGAAAATGGTGCTGCATGGACATAAACGGAAATAAGGAAATCCTTATGTATCAGTCTTTAGTCACCCAAGTTTCATTCTTACCTTCACCTCATGAAGACAGAGAAAGAAAAAATCCTAGCCATCATCGCTGAGATTCAGGCAGAGCGTGAAGCTGACCACATCGTGCCGCCTCACGTCCTCACAGCCGAAATCATTAACCGAGGATTCCACCAGCCATATCAAACCCTCAACGAGTTGTATGAAGAAGGCAAGATAAACTGGTGCAGAACCCTCAACGATATGGCATTCACTATCAGAAAATAATAAATCAAGAACAATATGGAACAAACACCACTCACACAGCAACTGCTAAAGCAGTTAATGACCAAGGCATACGAAAATGCCAAAGCCAAAGGCTTTTATGAGCCAGATTTAGACATCAACAAAGCGTTAATGCTCATCATTACAGAAATGGGCGAAGCCATTCAAGCCAGCCGTCACGACCGCCACGGAAGCATTGAAGGCTACAATACGTATCTAGAAGTATCTGATGAGCATACTGCCTACGAGGAATCCTTGGAAGGAACCGTAGAGTCCGAGTTTGCAGACATCGCTATCCGCATCATGTCACTTTTGGGATGGTATGACTCTCAGAAAGTAATCTGCCTTATGAACGACACAGAAATCAGAAAGACAGAAGAATATCACAAGGTAGAGTTTGAGCACGGAAACTACTCCCTTCCTGATGCCATGTATCTCATCATCACTCGCATGACCTACTTCCCTTTCTCCTGCTCACCAGCATGGATGAACACTTTACGCTTGCAGGAGATTCTGGTTATGGTCTTCGCCCTAGTCCATATAGAAGGCATAGACCTCGTAGAGCACATCAGGTTAAAAATGCAGTATAACGAATCTCGTCCGTACCTTCACGGATGCTTATATTAGGAGGATAGCAATATGTTTGGAATAGAAGAAATTTCAAGAAGATGCTTAATGACGTTGAGTGATGGTAGCAAAATCCAAGCTACCATCACCATTCCAAAGCCAACCAAGCCCATCTTCCCTGAGCAGATGGAGCGTCAGTTCATTGAGAGTTTTAATAATTCGCAACCTCATCTAGTCAACAAGGTTGTCAAGTGTCACATTATGAGAAATTAAAGTTATGGAAGATTTACCTATTGGGTTAAAAATAGTCTTAAAGGTGGTTGAGACAGAGAAAGAACAATGTAATGGCTGTTTCTTCGATGAGATATGTAACAATATCTATGAGAATGTTTGCGGAGATTTTGACTGTAGCGCAAGCACTAGAAAAGACGGAAAGGCTGTTCAATTTAAAAGAGTGAAGTGATATGGAAGAAAAGATTAACATAGCTGAGATACTAAGGGATAAGCCAGTAAATACGAAGCTATATTCTCCTTTGTTTAGTGAAGTATTTTTTTCACATGTAAGTGGCGGTGGTATAGCTGTGGAACATAATGGAGGTACATCACTATTCTTTAGTAGTGGCAAATTCTATGATTACGATGGAGCAGAGCCGTTATTATTCCCTTCCAAAGAAATGCGAGACTGGTCTAAGTTCGCATGGAAAAAAGGAGACATTCTAGTTAACAAAGATGCAGAGGTATATATTATCTTCGATGGGTTTAAAGATGATACCTACAAAACTTTCCATGGTCATTATTATCTATGGGAAGAAGAGGGTAGTATAGTGAACTTTGAAGAGAATGAAGACTACATGCAAACATCCGAGTTCTACAAAGCAAACAAAGAAGAAGCTCAGACCTACATCAACAACATCGAGGAACGTTTGGGCGGCAAACTCAATCTTGAAACTTTGGAGATTGAAAAGCAGCTTGAGTTCAAGGATGGGGATATAGTGGTATATGGAAAATCAGTAGCAATATGCCGAAGGATTTATAAGCATACCCTTAGTTTCTATGTTTCTCTAACTGAAATGTTTGGATTATCGTTTGCCGATGAGGTGGAATCATCTGAAGAGTATAGATTTGCTACAGAAGAAGAGAAACAGCAGCTCTTTGATGCTCTCGAAAAGAAAGGCAGGGCTTGGGATGCTGAGAAGAAACAGATTGTGGATTTGAAACCAAAGTGCGAGTTTAAGCCATTCGACAGATGTATTTGGAAGATACGGAATTGTGAAGGCTCTATATGGCAAGCAAGTTTCGTTTCTTATGTTGATGAGTATGGTGCTTCTCCAATGGGTATGTCTATAGATGAAGATTTGGTTAACTTAATTATCCTTCCTTATAACGACCAGACTAAGCTCCTCGTGGGTACTACCGATGATTGGGAAGGAGGTGAGCAATGATTAGAGACGATGCAAAGATAATTGTAACATCAACTGGTGTATCACTTAAAGAAGCCTTGACTAGTGAAGAAATCAATGCAATCAATGAAGCTCATATCTATAGAGATTATGATTGTATCCCACATCTTAAACTCGCTGGTAATCCTCCTAGTGGCAAGGAAAGCCGTAGAACTAGGAGAATGTTAGAACTTAGAAAAAGAAAGGGTAGATTATGATTGATAAAAACAAAATAGAAGCTGCCAAGGAAGAAATCTATGAAGATAGATTTCTGCTAAATGGCGAAGAGATAGTCTTTAACAATGATGAAAAGGAAGAAATGTTCTATGAGGGGGACATCAAAGAAGCTATTGGACTAGGTGCTAAGTGGGCTATAAATGAGTTCTTGAACGATTTGAATGAATTGCTTCATCCTGCAAGCGAAGTTCCTAGAAATGATAACGGAAAGATTCTTGCATTCTCAAAAGAAATCGGTTATAGAAAGCTCTACGATATGAACGATGAGCTTGATAAAACCACTTGCGATACATATAAAGAAATGTGGGAAGAGCAAGTCAATATATTCCATTTGTCTGATTGGATATTTATAGATGAGTTGTTTGACTTAATTATCAACGGAGGTAATCATGATTAAGGAAGTAAAAATGTACTCTGTCGTATGTGACAGATGTGGAAAGACCTTCATTGATGAGTTTAATGGCATTGCGGCTTGGTTGGACGAAGGAACTGCAAAAGAGCAAGCAATGAAAAGCGAATGGGCAGAAATAGGTGATAAGCACTACTGCCCAGACTGCTATGAGTTTGACGATGAGTTAGATGAGTATGTTCCTAAAAAGAAAGGAAAATAAATATGAAGAAGAAAGGATATTACGAATATATACCACAGATTTACCCAAGGAGACTTTGGGTGATGTACAATACATCCGAAGAAGAAATAGACAAATGCTTTACCGACATGAAAGGCAAACCTCTTGTTCACAACGACAGTCCTATGAATGAAGGAAAATACGGAGGTATGGTTTATGACGAATGTATGAGTAAAGCTGGATACATCGGCAATCTTGTCGTCTTCCCGAAGAAGAAAGACATGACTATGAAGAATATCTGTCATGAGGCATTTCATGTTCTGTCGTCTATCAACGATGCATGCGATTTGGAAAGAATGTATAATGGTAGAAATGAGCATCAGGCATACCTTATGGGGTGGATATGTGATTGCATCAATAAAGCTCGTTTGGGTATTGGAGATTTCGTTGAACTAAAAGATAAGGATGAATAGATTATGATTAAGAAAGAATTAAGCGTATGAAACAGGAGTTTATTATTGGTGATATTGTTATGTATAAAAACAGAATACATACTATTATAGATATACTTGCTTCAAATGGTTATGAATTATCTTATGTAAGGCATCCAGTAAGCCCAGTAAGATTATCTGGAGTTCCTCTTACTCCTGAGATTCTAGAGAAAAATGGATGGAAGGATGATGGTTATGATTGGTATAGATTGCCAACAAAAAGAGCTTATCTGTATATAACAAAAGATATGACAACTTTGGGTGAGTTCTTGGTGTGTGTAGGTCTAGACAGACATAATATTGCTAGTATTAGTTTTGTTCATCAACTCCAGCATCTTCTCTTCGGTCTAGGACTTAACTCAGAAATGGAGGTGTAGATATGGAAGATTATTGTGAATATTGCAACCAAGGGTATTGCACATTGCAAGGGGGTCGTATGCAGTTTTGATGAAGAGAACCCTTGCATCATAAATGAAATGAAAGTTTAACGCCTTCGGGCATAATTTTAAAAGATATGAAAAAAGATGAATTACAAGCAAAGGTTGCCAAGCAACTAAGCATTATCAATGATGCTAACAATGAGATTTGTTCTTACGTAAATGATTACATCGAAAGTCTTCCATACAAAGTTGGAGACAAAGTTAGCTGCTCTAGATGTGATGTTTGTTGGATTACAAGTATCGTCCCTAAACGATATTACAGTGGCTATAATGGTGAGATTCAAGTAAAAATCAATCCTGCTAAGAAAGATGGTACTCGCTCCAATAGAGAGTTTGTTCTATGTAGTATGGAAGTTGATAGTATTAAGAAGATTGACTAACCATCCCTTATGGGATATAAATATAAGTAATATGAAAAAGATTATTTTGGCAGCCTTAGTCGTTGCAAGTTTATTCGCTTCTTGCTCTAGCGAAAAGACTTTTAAAAAGAAAGATGGCTCTACGATTACAGCAAAGCCTTATGGCTGGGCTAGTAAGGAGAATAAAGTAGAAGGTGTTAACTACGAGTTGAATGCTCCAGATGTTGTAGCATCTATCATCTTCGCCCCATCTGTTATCGCTCCAGTTCTACTGACAGCTTACGATGTATGGGAGCCAGTATCATATACTGAGCCATCTAAGTAACTAACCACCCTCTCCATGTGACAGGTGGAGAGGGTAAAAAGAAGGAAATATGAGATTAAGTGATTTTAAGTTAGGCACTATCTTAGTAGATGGTGATGGAAAAGTGTTTATCCATGATGGTTTTGTTAACGCTGATGGATATGGTGTGATAATTGGTGAGGATTCTGATGGAACGATTCAGAAATCAAACGGTATTGGTAATTGGATGAAGTTGCACATTAAAGGTGTTGCAACAAAAGAACAGATTAGTAAGTTCTTTGCCAATGTTCGCAAAACGCCGAAGATTATTAATTACTAGGGAGGATAAGCAATGAGCAAAGAAAAAGCTATTGAGTTAATTAAAGACTCTTTATTAGAAATTCCAGATATTGATGCTGATAGAGGTTATCCTGCACTAATGAGAGTTAAAGAGAATTTGAATGAAATGCTTAAAGAGTTGGAGGATTGATATGATAAGAGAATATGTAAAAATGAATATGGATATTATTTCTGCTTTTGCAGAAGGAAAGACTATCCAATACAAAACTGTTACTGGTGTCTGGTGTGATTTAACAGAAAGTGAAGGTTTACCAATGGGAACGCTAGAAGAAGAACCTAACAACTTCCGCATCAAGCCAGAACCAAAGTTCCGCCCATTCAAGGATGCAGAAGAGTGCTGGGCTGAAATGCAAAAGCACCAGCCGTTTGGGTGGTTGAAGAACAAAGAAAACGGGTATTATTCATTTATCACAATGCTAAACAATAGATTCAGGTTAAATGGATATGATGGATGGAGGTTTGATGACACTATTAAAAAATTTACCTTTGCCGATGGCACTACGTTTGGTGTAAAAGAAGATAAGTAAATATGAGTAACTATGATAAAGATTCAGAAATCTTATGCAATTTCGCTCATTCAATGCTGAAAGGCATGAAGAGTTTAGAATCAAACATATCTCAATTAGTGGATGAGCACTTTTGGGATTTAGTATAGAACTTTTTAAAGAAGAAATTATGAAGATAGAGAATTACAAAAGAGCAGAACAAATTCTTTCTACCATCAGTAAACTTGATGATTTGAAAGATTGTATCGATAAGTTTGACGATGCAGATTGGAGCTTCAATTATAAAGCTGTTTTTAACAGCAATTTTTCAGAGATTGCAACCGACAAGGAATTTGTCTCTAGATTCAAAGATTTTATTGAGAAAGAGAAACAGATTTTAAACGAAGAGTTTGAAAATTTATAAGCTATTTCAATTAGTGTCGAATTTAAAGAAGATTTATAGCGTATGAAAATAGAAATCAGAAGAGTAACGGACTGGAAGCGTGTAGTGGATGCTGCTCGGTTCACACAAGGTAAGGAACCGCTGGGACATGAGCCTAGCGATGAGTTCAAGAAACAGATGATTCTCAGCGAGCATTCACCGCTCAGAGAATTGGAGTTCGATATTAAGATGTATGGCATACCATACTGGGTGAGCAATCACTTTGTTCGCCATGTTCATGCACAGCCATTCGTCTCCACATCACGACCAGATATTACTGGCTCCAAGGTATCACGTCACGATATGCGTCAGGATGATTTGGTCAACTTGCAGCTATCCCTCAATGCTCAGGAGATTATCAATATCTCGAAGTTGAGACTCTGCAACAAGGCATCCAAGGAGACGAGAGAGGTGTGGTATAAGGTTCTTGACGAGGTGGCACGAATTGAACCTTTGCTTGCATCCGCTTGTGTTCCTCAATGTGTTTATAGAGGTTTCTGCCCTGAGCCGAAATCATGTGGCATAGATAAGATAAGCATGTTTCCCATCATAAGAAAATTCTACAAAAATCTTGAAACATACCAAAGCAACCAATGAAGAATCCTAAATATATCGTTAACGAATATGTCGGTGGGCACTTCGAGTACATAACTCCCTGCCCATTCGGCATCCAAGGCAAGTACACCAACGAAATACTATATGTAGGTAGCCTTGCTTGCCAGCGATGCGAGCACTTCCGAGGTATCAACAAAGAAGATGGTATCGTATCTTGTGGAATCGAATAGTTTTAAGAGTGCAGCCTATCTGCATTCTTCTTAATAATTAATCAAATTTTATATATGAATACAAAGAAAATCTCAATTATCCAGCGTATCAAGGAAAAATTCCTTGGCAAGCAGTTCTTTATTGCAGTAATCGCTAACAAGGGAACCAGTTCCTACTTCGTCAACTCTACCATCTACCGCTCAGAGAAGGAGGTGAAGGCTTACAAGAAGTACATCACCACAGACGAGCGTATGAAACAGAGCTTCGATTTCGTAGGCTATTATGGTTTCCGTTCTAAGTTCGACTTCCGCATTCCTCTTAGCGGAAAGCCAGTATCAGTTGAAGAGGCAAAGAAACTGGCAGAGAAGTAGTATGGGAAAGCTGATAGACCTTACTGGACAGCGTTTCGGCAGATTACTCGTCTGCCGAAAATCTGACAAAGAGAACCACCAGCATGGTGCGTTCTGGATATGCAAATGTGATTGTGGCAGGGGTTGTACGGTTCTAGGTTCTGCTCTTCGTGACGGACGAACCAAATCATGTGGCTGTTACCGCTCAGAGCGAGCATCTGCCATCATCACCAAGTATGGCAACCGCAATGGCAGACCCAAGCGGAAAGAGAAAGTTAACGGATAATATACATTTTATCACTTTTCATATTATATTTGCAACATGAAATTCAAGTATTTAATAGATAAAGTCAATGGTTTCAGACACCGCAACGATTTTGTGGTTCTGGACGGAAGAGCAAACTCGGTCACGCTCTCCAAGGGCATCTACGACCACATCATGCAGAAGGAACGTATAGACACTTCTATCTTCGTATTCAGGCTACCTGACCGAGGTACATACGGATTCTGTATGCGTGAGGACTTGGAAGAACTTCGCAAAGCCAACACCGCCTTCGCTCAGCTTCAATTTAATCAGAAGTATAAGAAGGTAGGTTTCAGAAGTGACTACCCTTCCATCACCGCCATCCTTGATGATTACAATCTTCCTCTCAACAGAATGGTTCGCCTGACTTGCATCCCACGCAAGTCAGCCAAAGGAGAACCTTATTACGAAATCATGCGACCAAACTTAAATTCGAGCACATGGCAACAAGACAAGAAGTAATACTCAAAGGGCTTACCCACTCTCCATCCGACTACGATTGTCAGGATGGGGAGTTGGCAACCTGCCTCAACCTCATCAACGAGGATGGGGCACTCCACCCTATTCAGCAGCCGATAATAGTAGAGAGTAGCAAGAATATCACCATATACCAATATAGTTCAATAGAACTGGTTCATAAGGTGACACACAATCAGGCTATTCACTCCCACTATATCATACGTACCTCGTACCCGAAAGATAGGGAAAGATGGGGATGGATAGAGCAGGATTCAGCAGATGATACACCTACAGAGTTCCTGCTTGGCGATGATTTCCACGTCAACTCTGTTTGCGCCATCGGAAACGTCTTATGCTTTGTTGGTATTAAAACTACCAAATATGCTATATGGAAGACTGGTTCTTATCTTATTTTCGGAAAAGATGATTTGCAGTTTGGTATTGAGATTGCCAACACTTATCATCAAGACCTTACCTTAAAGGTAGAAGCTGGAGATGATTTCTACAAATACTTTATTGTAGAGGATGGAAATCTCAATTTGTACTACAATACAAGTGCTATTGGTACGAGGAAGATGTTTACAGACCTTGATGCGATTGCCAACAAGAAACTTGCAGAACTCGGAACAGAGTATCTCAAAAGAAATGTTTTCGGTGTGGCTGCTCTTCGTCTTTACGATGGTACATACATCAATATATCAAACCCTTTTGTTCTTCCTAGTGCAGAGTCTAACGCTGTTTCAAGAAAGATAAACATATACAAAGACCCAGTAAAACCTGATGCTCCAAACGGAAAGACTATAACATCAGGTGTCGGCATCAACAAATACACCATAGAAATTAGAGAAGTTGGCAACTTGCAGCAATACGAGGATATTGTTCAGGGAGTTGATATATTCCTCACCAATGGCGAAAGTTTCTATCAGATAGATAAATCTTATAAAATAATCCGTACTGCTGATTATGGAGATATAGACTACGTGCTTTTGGATGATATGAACGCAAGAGACGTTCACGACACCATCGGCAATATGCCTTTCTATCATTCGATATTCATTCCTCTTAGTGAATTTGAACATCCGAAAGTTGTTAAGAGGCCAACGCAAGCAGAGGAAAACATTTCTCTTGCCGACCTCAACCGAATAGCATTTGGCGGCACTACTGCTATTACATACAATAACAGACTGCACATCGCTGGCATCAGAAAGAACATAGATTCCAGTTTGGTTCGCCAACCATACGGCTACAAGAATGAAGAATATCTTACTGCCATATACGAGATTCCGACAAACAACGGAACATACTATCTGAACGGATATATTGGTAACTATCAGGATATTATCGCTGTGCCAATTAGTGATGTGAAAGAGATTGTCGTTTACGAAAAACGCACATCTGGGTATCGTAAAAAACGTTTTAAATTATATAGCCCTTCTAATTTTGGCTTGTCATTTTTCGTGCAAACTCTAACTGGAGGTATTGATGATATTATGGGAGGCGATTGGTATGATATTACGGAATCAGACTGGAATGCAATCAAGCAGAAAGCAGATAGTTTTGCCGCATCAAACTCAGATGATTCTTACCAGCCTTCACTTATCAGAGTGAGCGAAGCTGAGAATCCTCTAGTCTTCCCTGCCAAGAATAGTGTTCAGGTTGGCTCATCCATCGTTAGTGCAATGGCAGCAAATACCCGACCAATCAGCGAAGGTCAGTTTGGAGATGCTCCTCTCTATGCTTTTACCGATGAAGGTGTTTGGGTATTGATGCTTGGAGAAGAAGGAACCTATATTGCCCGACAGCCAGCCAACAGAGATATTTGCTCTAACCCTAAGGGTATATTGCAGATTGATGATGCAGTTCTGTTCCCTACCGAGCGAGGCATCATGATGCAGCGAGGACGAGAATCTGAGTGCATTACCGATGTATTGGATGGCTTTCCATTCGACTTCACTCTAATATACAGCTATTCCAAGAAAAATCAATACTACCCTATCTCTATTCTTGAACTACAAGATTTTGAAGATGGAGAAGTAGCCTATGTTAGATTCAGGAAGTATCTGAAAAATGCCGACATGATTTACGACTATTACGATAGCCGTATCATCGTCTTCAATCCTAGCTATGGCTATGCGTATGTGTATTCCCTGAAAAGCAATTTGTGGGGAACGATGGTGAATGTGTTCGCCAAGCGAGTTAATAGCTACCCTGAGTCATACGCTATCAACGGTGCAGGAAAGATTGTTAATGTTTACGTTGAAGAACCGAGTGACAACATTCCTTTCTTTTTCTGCACACGACCATTAACGCTTGGTCAGGGAGATAGCCATAAGACTATGTTTACTTGTCTTATCCGTGGTTATTGGACGTGCGACTCCAGCAAATCTAACGGACAGATTCTTTTTGGAAGCAACGATATGAAACATTGGTTCTATATCGGTTCTTCTATAGACAATAGTCTTAGAAACTTGGTTGGCTCTCCATACCGCTATTTCAGAGTTGCCGTCATTGGTAAGATGAACGCTGATGAAAGCATCAGCAGCATTTCTACTGCTTTCCAACCAAGATGGCAGAACAAACTTAGATAAATATTTTTTTTACTATTTTCTATAATTACAATAAAGGGTAGCAGTCCGTGATGGATAGCTACCATTGCTTTATCTTAGCCTTAAACGACTAACCTAAAATGGATGCAAAGCGATTCTTGCTCTACCAGCCGAGCGGTTGCTGGCATCCTTAATCTTCTTTTTCTTATCCTCAGCCAGTGCCCAGAATCTATCAGCACCATCAGGATAAACAATCATTAACCACTCATATAAAGACTGGTTCACAATATAATCGTGAATGTATACCGTCATGGTATGCACACTTGTCTTCGAGAATCCACTTGGCATTCTCATGGCTAGATAATAAGCATCCTCATCATTTGTCGGGGAACCTATACACTCTTCCCACTCATTGGAATCAAAGCCACCTCCAAGCATTTCCATCTTGGTATATCGGAAAAGCATTTCCTTGCAGTCTTCTACCGCTGAGTCAAGAATCCTTGCCAGTTTATCCCGATTGCCATCCTCGCCCACATCATAGATGTTATGAATCAGGTGTGAATCCTCTACAGAACTAGAGATTGAATCCGCATAGGCAGCAGCCGTATTTTTGATGTCAAACACCAGTTCCTTCTTCTGAAGCTCTATCATTACCTTATAACCAAGATTGCATGTTCTGCATTCTTTCATACTCACCTCCTTCCTTATTCGTTAGGAGCCGTTCTGCTTGGTCTCTCACGTCTGTTGAAGGTCTCATGCAGATTCTTGATAGCTGTTACAGACAATTCCGAATAAGTCTTCGCCTCGTTAGGATTGGTAATAACGAACCAGTCCATCAGAGCCTTGTTGATAATGTAGTCATGGATAGAACTTGTAAGTGCATCCTTCAAAGCAAGCGGATAATTGGATGGAAGAGATAGATTGATTGTAATATTTGTATCGCCATCAATTAACTCGTTAGATGCAGTTGTACCGCTACCGGTTCTTACCGATTCACTTAACTCCACAAGCAGTTGACTATACGCATTCTGAATGCTACGCAAAGCCTGATTCTTGTCTTCTTCATCATCACTTGCCTGAATATTGCTGGCAGCCTCAGCATCCATGTCAGCAGCTCTTCTGCTACGCCCAGTCAGGAATGCCTTGTTCTGAAAGTCATAAATGAGTTCACTCATATACAACGTTATCGTTAAATCTTTTCTTGCCATACTATGATATTTTTGTTCGTGTTGGTTTCTTTTTGAAAAACGCTTTATCCTTGATGTCGAGCAATAATGCAGCAGCGTTATCTGCATACTCCTTCACCTTGTCGTTGGCGGTAATCTCACACCACTTCCCGATGATGCTGTTCACCAAGAATGAGTTGGCAGAGGATTTGATTGATTCGAGTAGGTTATCATCAAATCTGCTAGGCATTTCGAGTTGCCAAGTGATAGTTACGTCTGCTACTGAGACTCCTGAGATAAACCGTTTCAGCACGTTTCTCAACGAATCGAGCGATTCATTGAAGAACCTATCAATCATCGTCAGGTCTGCATCCGTCACAAATACTTGGTCAAATGCCGACTTTCCATCCTCCAGTTTGTTCTTTGCGCCTATGTAGGCAGTAGTCTTTGCCACCTCCTCATAGATGTCACTTTTCGTGATTGTCAATGTGAAATTTGCCATTCTTTATCTTTTTATAGAGTTTATAACCTAATACGATTAGCAGCATGCAGAGTGCTCCAAAAGACCATACTGCATACTTCAACTGAAACTGCTCCCACTTGGAGAGTTGTTTTTCTACTGGGTAGAGAACTGGGATGGAGTCTCTTTTCAGGAAGGAATCCACCTTCACCTTATACACATTTTTATAAATGCTCTTCTCATGCCATCGGTCAAGAAAGCAAGTATCTCCCTTCTGTCTGAAGAAGATTGAATCACGCACAAAAACGCTGTCAGAAGTATGCAGCGTATCGTGTTTTACTACGTCCCGACATATAACTTTTTCCATCGGGACGTATTTTGTCTTGCATCCCGACAGAAGAAAAGCCACCAGCAAGATACCAATCACGTAGAGTGCTACTTGCCAAAAATCAGTATCGTACCATTTTACTTTCATAGGCTAAACATTAAAGACCTTCTTTGCTCTTGTAAGAAACTTTCGTCTTGATTTCAAGCCGTTGGTTCCACCATTGATTGTCTTGGTAATAGCCACGAAACTATCACTATCAGCCAGTTTGTTCAGGTCATGTTTCCACCACCACCACATAGCACTCTTCGTTGCTCCTAGCGGAAGCTCCAGCAACTGAGGATTCTCCATGATGTCACCAGTGCAATACTTGCTGTTCTGATAAGCCTGATAGTTGGCTCTGCCAGTAATCTGAATCAAGCCCCTACCCCGATACTTGTAGCCATCACCATCTTTAAGGTTGCCGAGCATGTTCTTCAACTTGCCCACATCATACCTATGGAAGTAGTCCTTGTTGCCGAGTTCCTTGGTGTATCTCAGTTCACCACTTTCATGTGCAATTTGAGCCAAGAAATGAGCCATTCGCTTAGGAGTATCAATATGGAACACCTCAGCATAGCCATTGATATAAGGAAGAAACGCATCCACCTTATCCTTGGCATTCGGCATAATAGCCAAAATCTGTTCTCTTGTTACCTTCATATTACTTGCCCTCCTTCACTTGTTTCAGCATACTTGCGAGTTCATCCTTCACCTTGCTCTCAAAGTTGCCTAGTTTTGTCTTGAAATAAACATTTACCCCGAATATTGCTCCAGAGTAAACCAATGTCTGACTGACATACCACAGCACACCATCAGACACCACATAATTGTTGAGAAAGAATGATAGGAAGGTGAGTACAACACCACTCACTAGCATTCCTATAGCTGCACCATATTGCAATCCTTCACGTACATTTGGAGTCATATCTTATATTTATATATTATTAATAATATGCAAAGATAAGAAATGATTCCCAATTAGTTACTTTATCCGTTTATTGTGTGCCATATTTTGCTGGTAGGATGCAAGCAGTCAGGGTCTTGCAGATACTCGATAGCCATCAAAACCACCATTTCCTTCAACTCATCAGCATCTTTGCTATATCGCTCCAGCATCACATGATGGTCACTTCTCATCAGGTTCATAGTAACAGCCAAATCATGGATGGTATAGTCAGAAATATCATCCTGATGCTTGTCAAAGGCTTCTCTTATCTCATCATCCGAGAAGAAAGGAGCCGTATGCTTGGTTCCGTCAGCATCCTCATACCACATCTTGCTGATAGCATCATCGGCAAAGTGTTTGTCAAAATGCTCTTCGCTCAACACACCATACACCATCGCACAAAGATGATGCTCCTCCACATCGCTCAACTTGCATGAGAGATACTTGCCGACTGCCTTAGCTATAGCCAACATCTGTTCAGGAGCCATTTCCTGCTGATACTTTTCTACGAAATCTACGAAATTCATACCTATACAAATTAAAAGTTTATGATGTTGCAAAGATACGAATATCTTAAACGCAGCACCATAAACTCGCAGATATTTCTGTAGCTATCTGAATATCAGACAAATACAGTTACGATAAAAACACCTCCTTTCTTTATTCGTCCTTAAATCTGGTTCTCTTCTCTCCACCCCTCGTCCAGATGTCGCTTTTCTTGCGTTTCGCCACCTTTCCGATAACGTCATTCTCGTAAAGTTCGGGCTTATTCTCCCTACCTTGTGTCTCTGAAGCAACACCACCATTCGGGTTGCCACCTTGGCTGGCATCAGGTTTCCCATTGCCATACCATTCCTTGTCACTTGGTTTGTCTGCAATCATAACTATAAACTATTAACTATAAATTATAAACTAAGCAGCAAGCGGTGGGTTTTGTCCGTCAGAACTAACTCCCTGACCGCTCATCATCTGCTGCAACATCGCCTGAGCCTTCGGATTGCTCTGTGATGCCTGAGCAACTTGGGCTTGAAGCTGAGGAGAGAATCCTTGTGGAGTCTCACCATTCTGAATGGCTTGCTGGTTGGATGCAACCGATTGCAACAACTCCTCTCCAAATGGGAAATCTCCTACTTGCAACAACTGCTCCAGCGTGATAGCCTGATTCTGCCATAAGGTCATAAGGAACTCATTTGCCATCTGTCTGTATACAGGAGTAGCCGTACTTTCCGTGATGTTGATGTCAAACTCAACGTCTCGTATCTTCTTAGGGTCGTAGTGTACAATCTGTCCTGCCCTACCCACGATATTGAAGTTACGAGCCACGTCATAGTACTGCTGCATATTCTTCACGGTCTTGTAAGCACCATCAATGATGAACTGGCTGAATGTCTCCAATATATCAAGCAGCGACATGGTAGCATTCTGTGTCTGCTGTGCATAGAGCGAACCGCTCGTACCTGATACTCCTGGTTTACCTTGCAAGGCTCCGTTCACGCCCGATATATCCTCAAAGAACTTCAACTGATAGCTGAGCAAATCACCGATACCGATGTTCGTAGAGTTATTCGCCACTTGCTGAGGAACCTGACCGCTCTTGTTTGGCTTGTATCTCACGACACCATTGAACCTACTCCACTCATCACAGAAATCATCCCAACTCATATCATCAGGCAGACAATCCTCAGGACAGAGCAGCACACCCTTGGCACTTGCACGCATGATGAAGTCATACATTGTGATAAGTCGGTTCACGTATCTCTGCTGGTCAATCACATCTTCCACGAAGCTGTGAATCTCGCCATCAATAAACGGATAGAACTTAAAGCAGTATGGATGCTCACCATGAGCATAAGGGGTCTCGCCTTCTCTCAGAATATCACCGAAAGGAGAAAGATAGTAGAAATGCCAGTAATCATCCATAAACCACTCGGCATCAATCAGAGGAATATCCTCTTCCAGCATGCCAGCAGCCATACCTCGCCTGATTCTGTCTCTGTTCTCTGCATCTACAATATCAGCCTTATCCTCAATATCAATCTTGAAATCATCGCCATTGTTGTAGTCGTGGCATCGGTATCTCGGTTTACTCTCCTTGCGCCAAACCTCAATCACTCGGCAGAGCGAAGGGTTGGCAGGATTCATAAAGTCGATAGTCTTAGGGTCGAACTCACCGAATCGCTGAGTGCAGTCTGCAATCACGAAATCTCGGTTAGCCGCCAACCGGTATATCTCCTTCAACTTACGAGCCTCAGCAGGAGACTTGGCAAACTCTCTCAGCACGTTGCCGATGGTAATGTCATGCACCTCGCCCAAACAACTCACGTCCCAACCACGGAAATCCCTCATATTGTTGTCTATGAAGAAATTGTTCGGGTTCACGTAGTCCGTCCAGCAATCCAACCTACCTCTTCGCCATCCATACTTTTTCTTATAGATAGCAGCACCGCTTATCAGGAACTCTTCCATGGTTCGTGCATCCAGTTCCGTCTCTCGGTTCAGTTGTCGGTTACATTGCAGCACCACGCTCATGGTCTCACCATATCGTTTCTCATCCTTATCTCTGGCATTGCAGGTAGGTTCCTTGCTCTGGGAGCGATATACACCCAGCACATTCTTCACCAACCTACGGATAAGGTTGTTCTTCAATGGTTCGCTACCCTGCTCACGGATATAGTCTTCCTCCCTGATACGTTTAGTAAAACCACACTTGCTTTTGAACTCAATGGTATCTCCCCACTGGTCTCCATAGCAGTATCGCTTGTTTCGTAATCTTCTCTTTCGGAAGTTATCCATGTTGTTATAGTATCGTTGAGCCTCCAGCAAGATAGAGAAGGCACGCTCGTATGGCTTGTCAAATCGGTTCTTGGATGCCTTCACGCTATCCAGTTCTTCCTTGTCAAGCACCCTACTCAACGATAGCAGTTTGGTTTCTTCTTTCTTCTTTGCCATAATTTATGATGTTGTAGGTTCAACAATATGTGCCAACTTTCTAGCCACTCCAAGGAATCCGCTTGCAGTATCGGTATCGCCAAGGCTGATACAAGTGAGATAGCCAGCCATGTATAAGATGGAATCTTTCAGGACGGAAGGAAGACTGATTTTCTGTTCGGTAGTGATAGATGGAACCTGAACGTAGATGAATGCCAATGTAGCATCCTGCTTTTTACTAGTATATAGTTCGATACTCTTGCCGTTAGCCGTATGCACGATAGCCGCAATCGGTCGCTCAGGATTTCCCCTGACTCCATATTTGCAGTTCTGATACTTGTAGGCATCATCACTATCAGAAATGATTTCAGCAGGACGGTTCCAGCCTTCTGCCTTCACAGAAAGTATTCTCAGCATATCGGTAGGCAAGACCATCTTACCCACGTAATAGCCGTTGCTATCCGTCCACGTTACAGCATTCTTACACGAAGTACCTTCCACCTCAGGAGCATCCGAAAGAATGATTCTTGCTGCATCTACGATTTTACTCTCAATAAGTTCTGCTTGCGAGAGTGTATCAGAATCGCTAGGAGCCAGCAAACCAGCAGACTCTTGGTTTCTATCCAAGAGCACCTTCACCTCTTTCACTAAATCAGATACAGCATATTCTACCATTACTCTAAACCTTCTAGTTCAACACCATTTTCTTTAGCAATCGCCAAGATGTCTTCCTTGGTCTTCATCTTGGAACGGCTCACACCATAGGTCTCAGCCAGATAGTCCTTGGCATCCTCAACGTCTGTCACTACGTGGGTCTTCTTCTCGTCAGCCACCTTCTTCTTTGCCTTGGCAGCAGCCTTCTTCTTAGCTTCCGCAGCTTCCTTCTTCTCGTCAATACTCTCTGCCAAGAAGAACTTGTCTTTGAACCAATAATGAGACTCGATAGCCTTCTGTACCTTAGGGTCTCTTGTCATATAGACACTGCTGCCCATCGTTTTACCCTCAAAGACAATACGCATTCGCTCATCACCTACCATAACGCTGAATGCCAAATCAGTACCTGCTTGATATTTATTAAACATGATTATACCTTATTATATATATGTGTTACTAAAAAAGGGATGGGGCTAGTGCCCACACCCCTCACTATTTGATGAATAAATTGCAATTCTACTTGCTTTTAGGCAGCAGCCTTGGTTTCCTCTGTATCAGAAAGGCTATCTGTTGCAGGAACCGCAGCAAGGCGCATACGAGCGTGTGCCTTAGGGTACTTCAAGTACAGACAAGCTACCTCCTGAATAACTACTGCATCGGTGTTACGGATGCCAGCCTTCTTCAAGTCGAGCACGTTTCGAGTCCAAGACAAGTGTACTCGCTTAACCAAGAACTCAGGGTCAAGAGCAAAGCCGCAGTCACTCATACCGAAGATGTCAAACAACTCAGAGTGAATCATCAACACCTCACCGAAATCGGTCTCCCAACTCTTGAACTTCAAGTCCCAAACCTCAACGGTGTCCTTCAAGCGGAACTTGTCAGAATCAATCTTACTGAATGCGCTCACGAAGTCTGAACCAGCGATAATCACCTTGCGCTTGTTGCCGATACCAGTACCAACAAACAAGTCCTTTGAAATGTCAACCAATTCCAAATCAGTAATCACTCGTTCATTCTTGCCGTAGCCCTTCTTAATATCGTCAGCAGTAGCAACATGACCTACCTCAATATCCTTACCAGCCATCCACCAAATACCCTTGGTAAACCACTGGGCAGAGTTGTTCTTGGTAGTATGCTTGATACAAGCCATATCACCGAAGAGATAAGTACCTTCCATCGCAAGACGCATATCATAGATACTATCCTCCTCGATGTCAGAGAAATCCCAGTCTACTCGCTTAGCTGCAATCTTATTAAAGGTACTCTCCTCTACCTGAATCATGAAGTTCTGGCAGTACTGAATCTCAGAATCAGGAAGGTTGTTGAAACGACCTGTCTGTACATCCAACTCACCGCAACTCTTAGCCATACGGATAAGTACCTGACCCTTCTTCAAAACAGGAATGCCGATAGCCTGCTTGCTGACCAACTCACCATTTACAGCATACACAATAGGATAACCCTCTGTATCTTTACCGCAAACGCAAAGTTCCAAATCAGGAGTAGGAGCATCTGTAATTGTTGAATAGGCAACACCCTTATAGTTGGTAATAGCCTTCATACCCACCACTCGGATGGTATCATCCAAAGTAAACATTTCAGGGTCTTCTACCTTCAATACCATAGATGTACCAGTACTCTTCGTGGTATCCTCCTTGACGGTTGTCTTGATAGGACGTGTACCGATACTCCAATACTCAACTACAAACGAACTAGCAGGCTTGGTTGTCGCATAGCGTGAAATCTGGTCAACTGGAGTAGCCATCGGACGAATCTTGGTAATCTTGTCGTTGATGTCGTTCTCATAGAACTCCGTACCATTCTCGTTAAAGTGCTCACGACCTTTTCCCTCAGTAGCGATACCATCATCCTGACGAGCCGCACCACCATTGCCAGCATCATCGGCAGCAGTAGCACCACCAGCTTCCGCAGCATGACCACTCTCGGTAGTACCGCCATCAGGCAGAGCCGCCTCAGCCATGATAACCTGACCATTCACTCCAAAAATAACTGCCATAACCATCAGGAAGACGGAAAGCAGCCGATTAAATGTACTTTTCTTCATTGTTATCCTAAATTAATTAAACATTATATATTATCTTTTTACCTTTTCTCATTATCGAATGTGTGTTCTCTTCTCGTTGCCACGCTGCCAGATATTACCCCTACGTGATATTCTACCAACAGCACCAAGGTCAGGCTGATTATCCGTAGGCTTGGTCTCCGCATTGGCAGAATCAAGGTCGGCAGTACCATCACCCTTCTTTCTCAGTTCAAGGTTCTTGACGTGCTTGCTGTTCTTGCCACGAACCTCACCTTCATGGGCAGCATCAGCCACATCAGTATCATGGTTCTTAGCCTTGATGAAAGCAGTAATCATTTCCTCTGTAAACTTGCCAGTCACCACATTGCGCATAGTCTGAAAGCACTGGTCAATTGCATCATTCACAGCTTCCTCGCCATACTTCTCTTCCAACTTGTCGAATACCTCATAGCTGGAAGGCATATTCTTGTCATACTCCTCCTGCAATTTCTTGCCGTTGGCAGCATTCTGCAAGAACTCCGACTGAGCCGATGCAATCTCATCCGCATTATCAGGGTCTGAATAGTAGTCAATGGCATCCTCGCCATGTGTACGAATCAACTCAGCGTAAGGACTCTTGCCAGCCTTCATCGCTTGAAGGAAAGTAGCCGCCTCAGGGTCACTACCCAGCCAATCGCCCATCGCCTTTTCATTATCCTTATAACCCTGCAAAACCTTCTGCTCGGCATCATAATCATCATTGATTGCCCCATAGATAGACTCATCATCCTCATACTCCGTATTAGGATGGCGGGTCTTCAAACGCTCCAAAACCAAGTCTCTCTTGGTCTTGGTGTCTTGCTGTTTTGCAGCACTAGCATTCTGCTCAATATTTGTATTTTCGTCCATATATATATGTGTATATTTATAAATCAATGCCCAAAATTAATGCTTTTTTCCGATTTTCATCTTTTATCCGTTAATTTAGTCTAATCGGATGCGACTAATTCAATACTTTTTTGTATATTTGCAGGGTCAGATATGAAATATAAGGATTCACGATGCTATTTTATAGAGGAACGTGATGCTGATTTATTGAGGGCTTACAAAGAAATTATTAATGTAAGAGACAATATCAGACTCTCAGAGATTGAGGAAAAGCTAGCCCAATCTCCGAGCAGAAGATTTTGGGTTTCAGAAGACCGTGCTTATATAGTCATATTAGACTTACTGAAAGGAAAACCTCTTGATAATATGATACCTACCCGAAAGGAAATGTATCAGGAGATTTTCAGACGATTCCAGATTCATAAGAATAATGAGCCATATCTCAGTAATATGGATATTATCAAACGTGTATGTGCTGAAAAAGCACCCAGTTTCTATTTGACTCCTCAAAGCATACACGTAATTCTTAGCAGGGTGAGAAAGGAGGAGAAGCAAAGATGCTACGAGATACGAAAGAGAAGATTGCGCTTTATGCTGGGTACATTATAATAATGTGTATCACTTTTCTTGGATATGATGGCATGGGTCTCTTTGACGATTGTTCTATTCAGAACCGACTAAGCTACCCTTTCTTTCATCAGAACATCTTTCATGCTGCCATCAACCTTTATGTCTTCCATCAATGCTACCGAGCCATCCCTTGTGGCATCGGTCACTTGGTGGCATTCTATCTCATAGCCATCAGCTATCCCTTCACCTCATCCCTACCAATCATCGGTCTCAGCGGCTTTATCTATGCTTACATGGGCTTTATCGCCCCTTACGTGGAGAATAAAGTAAGATACAATCTCACCATTCTCCTATATATCTGTGTTGGAATCTTCTTCCCTTGCATGGCAGTTGGAGTCCACATCTATTGCTATGTACTTGGTCTGTTGTGGGGTTATTTAAATGCACCGCTATGCCAAGACAAGTAACCGCCAAACTGACTGATGCTGTAGACAAACACGTACTGGGCATCCTGAAAGAGAACGAGAAACGCATCAAGGAAATCAACACGCCCTTCAATCCTATCAAGGGTGAAGGTTGTGGAGATAAGCGTTTCCTGCTCTTCCTTCCTGATTTCCCGATTCAGAGACAGCAGCTTCCAGTTTCGATGAAGAAGATTCCGCTCGTCAAGATGCTCATCGAGTTTGGTAGCTGCAAGGCGGTAATCGAGGAACTGCACAAGGATATAGACGAACCATACAACCTAGAGGAAGAAACGGAGCAACTGGTGGAGCAGTTTACTCGCATCAGAATGAAACACGACCCTTTCTTCTTCTTCGCCACGTTCATCTATATCAAACCGAAAGGTGGAGGTCTCCCCTTCCGTTTTGTGCTCAGAAGACCGCAGCGAAGACTGCTCAGGTGGCTGGAGGAACGAAGAAAAAAGAATCGCCCTATCCGTCTCATCCTGCTGAAAGCCCGACAATGGGGAGGTTCTACGGTCATTCAGATGTACTTCCTCTGGCTGCAACTCATGTGGCAGAAGGGCCTCAACTCGCTCATCGTGGCTCAGGTCAAGGACACAGCAGAGACCATTCGAGGTATGTTCGAGGAAGCTCTGAAAAACTTCCCTACCAAGTTCCTCTACGAAATGGGAGAAGCGTTCTCTGAGAACGAACCGAAGTTTGTTGGAGTGGGAACATCAGGTAATGTAAAGAAGGTTCCTCAGCGATTCTGCAAGATTAAGGTGGGTTCCATGGAACGACCACTATCAGCCAATGGTGAAGACTACAACTTGGTTCACCTTTCCGAGGTTGGATTGTGGAAAAAGACGGATGGTAAATCTCCTGAGGAGGTAGTACAGAATGCTACCAATGGTATCTTATACCGACCATACACGATGATTGCCTATGAATCCACCGCCAATGGTACTGGCAACTTCTTCCACAAGGAGTGGCTTGCAGCAGTCAAGGGAGAATCTCAGTTTGAGCCGTTCTTCGTTCCTTGGTACGAGATATACGATATGTATCATCTTGAATTTGAAAGCAAGAAACAGAAGGTAGAATTTGCAAAATGGCTATATGAGAACCGCAACAATACCAATACGATGTCAGACCGAGAGGAGCCATGTACCTATCTTTGGAAGTTATGGACGCTAGGTGCTCCACTCGAAGCCATCAACTGGTATATTGCCGAGCGCAGGAAGTTCACCGACCATGCCGATATGGCTGCTGGCTACCCTACCGATGATATTGAAGCATTCAAGCATTCAGGAGCCAAGGTGTTTGCCGAAGACAAGGTTGACAAGTTCCGCAAGGGATGCCGAGCACCTAAGTTCATCGGTGATGTTTATGGTGATGGATATAAGGGCAAGAAGTGTATGCAGAATGTCCGATTCTGTGAAGACAAGCAGGGGCAGTTGTGGATATGGAGCAAGCCTGAGACCTTTGATGATTGCAAGGTAACCAACCGCTATCTGGTCGTAGTGGATATTGGTGGACGTAGCAAGAATGCCGACTGGTCTGTTATCTGTGTCTTCGACCGCTATTGGATGATGGAAGGTGGCAAGCCGTATGTGGTAGCCCAATGGTATGGGCATATTGATATGGACTTGCTGGCGTGGAAGGCGGCTCAGATAGCCAAATACTACAACGATGCTCTGCTGGTGATTGAATCCAACACCTTGGAGACTAAAGACAAGGAGCACATCTTGGAAGGTGGTGACCAGTCTGAGTTCATCCTGAATCAAATTAAAGATGTATACGACAATCTCTATGCACGCAAACAGAGCGAATCAGACATCAAGAATAAGGTTCCAGTGAAGTACGGATTCCATACCAACGTGGCAACCAAGCCAATGGTTATCTCAGTATTGGTTCAGGTTATCCGTGAACAACTCTATGTAGAGCGAGACGATAGATGCTTAGATGAATATCTCACCTACGAGAAGAACGGAACGGTATACGAGGCAGCAGACGGAAAGCACGATGATTTGCTCATGACTAGAGCCATCGGACTCCACATCTGTTTCAATGAAATGGAAATGCCTAAGATGATTTCCATTCAGGCAAAAGTAATGAGAAGAAAGGTTTCTGTTTCGGCAGCAACCATCATATAGTTTCAAACAATAATAATTACGATTATGAAAGTAACAAAGATTTTCAAGCGCATCAAGTGCGAAATCATGTACCGCCAAGCTACGGCTAAGGCAGACTACGCATCCAAGAAGAACCATGGTGAAATCTTCTACATCCTTCCTACGCAGAAGGGCAACCTCATGATTATGAACCGCTCACTCTTCGAGGCATTCAAGAAAACCAAACTGGTAGACAACGACATAAAGGTCAGAGACCTCTTCAAGGATTGTGTCTACCATACCAACTGCAAGAGTGAGAAGGGAAAGCGCAGCCGCAAGCGCAAATTTCTCAGATGGAAGGGCTTAATCTAAAATTTTTCTGCCATAAATAAACGGATAAAAGATAGGTGGAGAAAATTCTGCCTATCTTTGCCTATTATTAATAATGTGTATCAAATATGATTTATAAAATAGTACAAGGAAATAGTTTCAAACTCCACATCATGGTGCGGAAGATGGACGTATCGAAAGAGTTCCAGCGACTCGTTGACTTCGATATGAATCTGGCTACCGACATCAGAGTTGAGTTATCAGGCTGTTTCTGCAATACAATTTCTGTTCCAGTACAAGTAGCAGGAATCCAAGGCAACGTACTGATATGCGACATACCTTCCACCCTCGATTATGGCAACTACAACGTCAGGGTATCATGGAAGTATGATGGCAGCGAAATGGTCAGCATCGAGCGCAACCTTCTGAGAATCGTAGAACACAACTCTATGAGTAATGTTCCTATCGGCATCACGGAAGGAGAGCATACTGGCTTATTCAACCTCCGCTACTACATCGTGACCGAGAATCAGTCTACTTGCCCTATTTCTTTCATCGTTGATAACGCTAAATTCAGCTACACCATCAATGGTGAAACCCAAATGGTGGAGAGTCAGGAGAACTTCGTAATTAACGGAACTATCAGCAACGGAAAGAAACTGGAAGCTCAGTTCATGCCTATAGAAGGTTTCAGCATCGGTCAGGTAAAGGTTATCATGGACGGAAAGGACGTTACTGCTGAATATTACAACAGAAACACCCACAAAGTCTTCATCCCAGCAGTATCAGGCTACGTTACCATCACGGCAAGCGGAACCGTCAAGGCAAGTTATTATGGAGCTTCATCAGCCAAGAACATGAGTGAGTTGAACATGGAAGACCTTACGCTTATGGAAGGCACTCTTGTCGGTCAGACTCTTACCATCACAACAACGGAAGAGAAACCATACATCTGGTTTGCAAGCCGCCAGCCGCTCATCTTCAACCAATGCGGCTTCGAGGCATCCATGAACACCACAAAGCTAGGTGACCTCTACTACTATTGGTCAGACGAACTTGTAGCTGGTGACGATAACGAATATCAAATTAAATTAAAAGAATAATATGGCAGAAAAGAAAAAATACAACAGCATCCTTGTAAGTGGGCGCAAAGACCAGACTCTGACATATTCAAAGTACGTCAAAGACGAGGAATCGGGAGAATCCGTCAAGGAATCACTCGACAAGAAGGTCAACGTCACTGATGAGTTAACAACTCAGCAAATCAAGGATGGTGCTATCACCAACGAAAAGATGGCTGCTGATTCTGTTGGTAACTCCAACCTCCAAGATGGTTCTGTCAGCAACGAGAAACTGGAGGATGGAAGTATCACCAACGAGAAGTTGGCAGAGAACTCCATCACCAAAGACAAGTTGAAAGACAACACCATCGGTGTAGAGAAGTTAGACCCAGAGCTTCGCCAGACTATTAATGCAGCTACTGGTCTTCCTGAGAATTTGGTAGAAACCATTCAGAACGTAGATGATACGCTGAAAGACCATCAGAGACAGTTAGATGATAAGCAATCGCAGATTGATGATAAGCAACAGCAAATCACCGCCAACGATGAAGACATTTCATTATTACAGACTCGCAGTACTCAGATGGAAGAAACCATCAAGGATATTGCTGCTACTGGTGGTGCAAGTCAGGCTACTGCTGTTACTTATAATAATGAGAAGTCAAAACTTACTGCAATTAACATACAGAGTGCAGTAGATGAGGTTGTTGAAAAGACAGCTATCAAGAATGAGGAAGGTAATGTTCAAGATACTCCATTCAGAGTAATCGAGAATGAAGAGTTTATCAAGGCTGTAGTAGATTCTGAGGATAGGATTCTCTATGGTATCTATAGGGATACTGGCAAGCCATATTATCCTCTCAATGAAATGTATCACGTCATTCAGAATGAAGAGTTCCTTTGGGTAATTCTTGATGCAGCTAATCATCCTCTTCTTGGTATTCAGCAAGATGGTACTAGCTGGGCAGCCAAGGCTCAGTGGCTTGATGATATTAAGGCTATCAAGAATGTTCTTTCAAACATTGACGAAACTCTTAAAACTTTCCAGCCAAAGGAAGATGGTAAGGGGTTGATAAACATTGATGTAGCTGACAGCTTCTTCTATATTTCTAATGATGAGTATATCATTGCAGTAGTAGATGCAGAAAACAGAATCCTTGCAGCAATCAAGTATGATGCACAGCCATACTTTCCTAATCATGAAATGTACTCTGTAATAGCCAACGAGGAATGGCTCTATGCTATCATTGATGCAGAAAACAAAGTATTAGGTGGTTTCCGTGCTGATGATGGTCACATGGTTGTTGGTGGTATTGATATTAGTACCTTTATTGCCAATGCTATTATTGATATAGCAGACATCAAAAAACGTACAGCTCATCTTTCTACAATAGAGAATGATGAATATCTTTCTGTTGAGACTGATGCCGAGGGTAAGGTGATTGGATATACTGCTCCTGATGGTAGCCATTATCTCTACAAGGTAAAGTCAGAAACTATCCTGACACAAATAGAAGAAAAAACAGACATAGAGAATAGGCTAGAGATGACATTGG